TGTAGGCTTAGAAACCATCTTCACTCTAAAGTCCACATTGTGTCCCACTGCGATTGCTCTGTTGGTTTGACTGAATCCTTCCTGTGGTATAACTGTTCTGTGCACAGGTATGTTGAGACTGGTGCTTGAACTGAATGCAACATCTTCTGTGACAATATAAGGATATCTACCATTAGTGGGTCCTACCTGTATGAAGTCGCCTGCTTTAAACAGTGTTAATCCTGATGCACCACTAACACTGGTTGTGTTTAATTTTATGTTAGCACCATCAAATGCAGTGGTTGAATTGGTCACTATAGCACTGATTTGTGATGTGGATAAATCACCTTGGTATGCTGTGACATATCTCATTCCTGAGTTGGCAACACTGCCACCAAAATCAATCACTTCTTCTTCTGTGATATCTAATCTGCCTAATTCAGCCAACAAGCCTCTGTTCTCAGAATATTTTAGTCCTTCGTGCATGCCTATTGTGAATGAGAAAGGCACTGCTGAAGCAATCTCTGCTGTGAGCAATCTACCTGATCTTGATATGCTTTGTGCGGCAACTTTTTTATAATCAACAGTTATGAATGTTGCGTTGTCTATGATTGTTTGTATACTCATTATGCTGGCATCCTCCTAGCACCTGCTTGTGTTACACCAAAGATGAACTCGGGATCTTCAGCAACAAGTTGTTTAAACGATCTTGCATCTACTGCATTGATGTTGTATGTTACTGGTCCACCCAACTGATGATTAGGAACAACTGTGCCTGTTTGACTCGGCACAAATACTTCGCTGCCGCGCTCCCCTATGAGGTATGGGCGACCAGCATGAGCCATACCACCGTGTTGTAATCCAAGTAATCCTTTCACAAATCCAAATGCTCCGCCACCACCAGGTGTGTATGAACCACCGGGGCCAAATGATCCACCAAATATACTTGCCAACAGTGGTTGAACAATTCTCAACCTAAATGCTTCAGCAATCATTTGTGTGACCACTTTCTTAAATGTGTCCTTTAATCCATCTAATAGATCTTCACCATTTACCACAGCATCAGCAAGGTTTTGACTGATGCCTTTGTTGAGATCTTCAATACCTTTAATAACTGCTTGTGTGCCTTCGTCCTGTTCTGTGAATGCACCTCTAAGTCCTTGTTGTAATTTTAGATATTCTTCAAGATCTATTTTACCTGTTCTATACAGTTCGTTTATTCTTTCTTGCATTGCTATGAATGCTTCCAGTGTGTCCACTTGTAAGAATTCTTTGTTTAGATCTTCGAGTAATTTCTTAACTGGATCAACTTTGTCAGGTGTTATGCCCAATATGCTGTTTAACTTCTCTACCATAAAGGTGTATGCTTCAAGCGATATAGCACCGTTATCATACAGTGTTTTTATATCTTCTAATGCTTTTTTAGCATTTTCTTGTTCTTCCACAAAGTCCATTGAATTTTTTAGCAGTGCTGCCATGAACTTCTGATATTCTGTGAGGTTGTCTTTGCCTTTGTTTAATTCGTCATTGAATTCTTGTTGTGCAAGTCTTGCCGCAAACAATTCATTCACTAAGTCTTCATAATCGATATTTAATGATTTGAGAAATTCTTGATATGCTTTACCAACTTCTTCAGCAGTGCCTGTGACATCATTTGTTGCCATAAATGCTTCACGCAACTGAGACATCAAATTTTCAGCATCAGTGACTCTGTCGTTTACTTTTTCTTGTTCTGTTCTAAAGTCGTATGTGTTCTTGGCTAAGTCTTGTGCGGCTTTAATGTGCTGTTGGAATGGTGCCAATGCCTTATTGTATGCTTCGGTTAATCGTTCTTGTTCTTCAGCCTCTGCTTTAGCCGCGGCAGCAACTCTTTCTCTTTCGGCTTGCAGTGCTTTTAGTTCTGCAAGATGCGCTTTTAGTGCATCAGTGTCACCGGCTTGTATTGCATCCAACATCATTGTTGGTGATGTTGCCACTGCACCAGCCATCAATTTACCATACGAGATACCAGCATCTTCTATTCTTTGTTCTAATTCTTTGATTGCCGCTGTTGCACTCACTGAGCCGTCTGTGACAGCAGTCATTATCTCGTCGAGACCCATGTTTACCAGCACACCTTCTGTGCCTGCTAATCGGTCTAATTCTCTTGTTAAAGCAGTTACTGCCGTTTTGTAAGCGTCAGTTACACCCGACGCTTCTCCTACTCTCACAAAGAATCTGTTGAACGCATCACCTAAGGCTGTTTCCAATTGATCCACTGTGGGCAACATCTGATCAAACGATTCTTTTAGTGCTTTGGAATTTAACAGCATGTCAAACATCACATCAGCAGTTAATTCGCCTGCTTGGCTCATTTCTCTTAACTTGCCTACACCAACGCCTGTTTCTCTGGCCATGATAGCCAATGCTGGACCAAGTCCTTCAACCAGACTGTTGAATTCATCGCCACGCACAGTGCCTGATGCCATTGCTTGACCGAACTGTCTAATAACTGAATTTGTGGTAGCCGCATCAGCACCAGCAACAGCAAGTGCTTGTGATAGTGATGTTGTTACTTTAACTACTTCTTCTTCGCTTCTGCCTAAGTCTGCTGTTGAGATAGTCAACTTTGTGAACAATTCAGCAGTGGCAGCAAATGATGCTCTGTTGTTGATTGCTGTCTGCGTCAGCAGTGTCATCACACGATCTAAATCTTCGGCACCGTCAGTGACCAAGCGCAATTGGTTTGATACATTCTCTATTTCAATGACGGCTTCTCTGAGTATTTGACCAAATTTAATAATGGAACCCACTGCGAAAGCCGCCCCAATAGCAGGTCCTAATCTACCAAATGTTGACTTCAGTGCATTACTGGTTCCCCCAATCTTTCTGAGTTCATTGTCAGCACTGCGGATTTTGCGTTTGTATTGACTGTCGTCTAAGGTTAATGTAACTTTTATATTCTTGGCCATTATAATCTCTTCAGTTCATTGACGATTTCTTTTTCGATGACATCAATGGTAGGATCACTCATACCCTTAGGTGCCTTGGGGCTCCAGCCATCATCTAACTTGCCAGCATAACCATAATCAGCATAAATTGTTAAATCTCTTGTGTTGGTGTTTCGGCGAGCGTTGCCTTCTCTGTAAGGAGTAATGTTTTTAAAGTAGCGACCTGATGTGGCCATCACAGACTTAGGAATGTCTAACATGTCGTCAAACATTTTATGAACTTGGTCTGCGTCTACTTTTACGCCCATTCCTACTCTCCTCCATAATTTTCTTCAACTCATCTTGGTCGAAGTCTTCTGTTTTAAGCGGCTCACCATTTGCTTTGTTCTGCAAGTGTCTCTTATATGACGCACACGCATCAAATATAAGTAGATCCATGGTGTTACCTCGTCTTAAAACCTCACTGGGTAACATAGCATACCTTTCAGCCATGGTATCAATCATCAACATTGATACCAAAAAAGGATCATTTTCTGAGAAAGAGGCGTTTCCTACTTTCCCAGTGAATTGATAACCTCGTTAAAGGCTTTGATTGCTACATCTGGTGGTAATACTTGATCGCCACTCATCACAGGATTGCCCTCTTCATCGAGGATCATTCCTTTTGCAATTTCTAACACTGCATCAACATTGTCGCCACCTGACGCCATTTTGAAGTAATAGTCAAGAGGCTGTCTATCCCATGCCCAGAATTCAATTTGGTCACCGTACTTTTTGGTGATTTCTTCATCTGCAAGGGTAAATTTAATTAGTTGAGGGGTTGCTGTTAATTCTGTGATTTTCATATCTGTTCTTCCTTTATATCTCTATTGTGTAAGTTATGCAGTGCACTTAAACAAAATGCAATGCGCTTTTGTGCTTTGGCAATGTCGCCACCAGCACAACGAATCTCATTCTGAGCCTTCGCTATCTCTTGTTCTATCGACTTCAACACTTCCGAAATCGAATGATTGTTCCAAATCTGCATGGTCTTCCTCTATATCTGTATTTATTTCTTTTTTCTGTTTGGGTAATTTTATACCATGTTTCTTAGCATATTCATCAAGATCGTGTTCAACACCATTTACAGTGATTTTACGCTCTGAACCGGTCCAATTACCATCTTTGTCAAAATTTCTTAACCATTTATGTTTCATATCTATTCCTTAAAGTCGATAGCCCTGTTGCCAGGGCTACCATTATGAGGTTCACTGTTATTAAGCGACTGTGCCCTTAGTCAAGTCACCATTTACAATGATGGTTCCTGGGCTAAGCCAAATTGCTTGTTCTACAGATGCAGTTGGTGCTAAACCACCAATAAAGCCTTGACCTGAGAAATAGTAGTCTCCTGTGTCAGTGCCTTCGAAAGCCACTGAGAAGAATATTTCTGTTTTGCTATTGGATGTGCTCCAAAGGCCTTGGTCTGCAACTGAATTTACAGCATTTGCTACGCCGAAGAATGTGTCATCATCAACTAACATGTTGAATGATATTTCGTTCTCCATCACTGTTGTGAATGCACTTGAACTTGTGCTGTCTAATGTGCTATATCTCACAGTGCCGGGTGTAGTTCCCACTGTCACATCGCTGAGCAGGGGGATACTTAAACCGTTACTTGCACCAGGAAGAGCATCTGCAGACACATTGCTAAGTGTCAAGATTGCTTGTGAACCTGCTGTTACATTAATTACTGCCATGATTTCTCCTATACAGTTGTAAAGTTATACTCAAAAGTATATGTTATATAATCATCCTCGATTTCTTGCTCGTATAAACATTCGTTTATCTGAGTGCCTGTTACAACACTTCTTGCGCCGAGGATGGCCGTTATAACAGTAGGTGTTTGAGAATTTAAATTTTTAGCATCGTCAACAAAGTAAGCATTTACTCGTGTTTCTGTTTGATACACATCACCTTGGTCAAGTGTTCTATACAGTTGCACTTTGGATACTTCTTCTTCGCTGACATACACAGTTCTTTTATTCTTTGCATACAATGGTTGTCCACTTGCATCAAATGGCAACTCATCAACAACACGAAAGTTAGTCGCTGAGGCTATGTTAGTGGTGATATCTGCGATGATGTCATCTCTGATAGCCATTATCTAACCTTAACCACTGAACTTCTGCGTCTACTGCGACGAATACGCTGGTAGGACCAAGCCTTTTCAGAATCTTCAACAACTCCGTCACCGTCCGCGTCATACCAGTCAGCCAAAGCCAACAGTTCATTGAATATATCATTGAACTTAGCATCATAGTATTTGATTTTCTGAACTTCTGCTGAGTCTTCAGTTGAGAAGTCAGCAACCAAAGGCAATAGATATTCTTTTAATGCATAATACACACAAGCATCTGTGAAGTCTTGCTGGCGACTTTTAATCCTGTTGGGATTGAAGTCAGGCAACAGTGCCGGATTCGACACTGTTGAACCTGTGTAATGCTGATATCCTTGCCACCATGTGCTGGCTTTGATCTTGACATTGATGCGGTCGGTGGCTTTGGTTAACAGATCTTCTACGAAATCAGTGATATCAACGAAACCTGATTCCTCAGGTACTCTGATAGCATTGTCTTCTAAAAGACGCTGATCTTTTTGCAGTAAATCTGTGTATTCTGCGTAACTTGTTACACTACCACCAACTGATATAAATGCCATAATCTAAATCCTATCTTATTCAGGCTGTCCTAAGTTGTTGCTTCTGAAGAACTCGATGCCTGCTGCCTGGCCGATTAAGCCTGTGAGCAATGCTCTATTACCAACAGCACTCAAATCACCGATAGCGGCTTGTGTTACTGAGTTAAGTTGGCTTGCTACTGCTAATTCAGTGCTTGGTGCAATGAACGCGGCATAGAAACCGTTGCCCATTGTTACATGGTTGCCTGCTCTGAGGTTAGCCACTGACTTAGCAAAGTCGTTTAATGTTAACGCACCAGAACCAATTGCGGCTACATCGTTCAACTTACGAATACCGTATTCTGTACTTGCGCCGTTCCACAGTGCGGCGAAACCTGCACGAGTAGTTGCACGGAATTCATGCAAATCTGTGTCTGGGTTATACCACATCTTAACTACTGGGGCCCTCTTCTCTCCGTAGCAGAAAGACATAGGCGACATTACTATGTTTGTAACATTACCTGAACCACTTAATGTAGCATTACCGTCTTGGTTAACGGATGAGTTACCACCTGCGTCACGCAGTGTTTCAAAACCATTGATGTCGATTGCTTGTGCAATACCACCACTCAATGAATCAAGCAGTGCTTGACGAACCACAGCGATCCCCCCGTCTTCAAGACCTTCCTCATGAACATCAGATCCAACACCGAACTTGCTCATGGTGATGTCAACTTCACCTGGGTCGAAGTCGTGTTCTGCGGCTGTCTTGATTGAGTTACCTGCTGTAACTGCGGCAGCATTGGTGTAAGTGTTTGTGATTGGTACACGAACTGTGTTACCTGAACTTCCTGCAATCTGGAAGGAAGCCATTACGAATTGACTGTTAGGAAGTAATACAGCGTCAGCGACATACGCTTTTAAGTCTGCTACGACATCGGTGTATAGTTCCTGAACAGATGTACTTGTTGTTGCCATTATAGGTCTCCTTTAAAAGTATTTTCTGTTACTGTGACAGGCTCTTTCTGAACTTGTCAACCTGTTTCATAACCATGTTATGAGAAATTTCTGATCTGCTTAAATCACGCTGATATTTTCTAATGTGCATATAAGCAGTTCTGTATTCAGCATCGCTATTTAACTTGGCTTCATCAAGTGGTTTAACCTTGCGGCTGTCACCTGAATCAACACCTGTTTCGCCATACTGTAAATCAACACCTTTCTTGCCGAATGGAAGACCCAATGTTTTACCAACAACTTCAACTGCGGCACCATAGTCGGGTGTTTCACCGTCTGTGGTCAGATAACCTTCACCATTGCGAATGGCAAATGTGTCACCCTCTACTGCAATCATGTTGCGGGCTTTCATGAGATCAATCACTGCTGACTTTTGATCAGCGTTCCATGCACTTGGCATAGCATTCTGTAATTGACCCATATGGTCTTTCAACAACAAATCTTGTTTGAGACTTTGCACTTGTGCTGTTAATTCTTCTACTGTGGCTTCACGCTTTTTAACCGCATCTCTGAGGCTGTTCACATTAAGTGATTCGCCCTCGCTGGTAGGCGTTGTTTCCTGTAGTGTCTTAACCACACTCTTGACTGCATCAATGCTGTCTACATTCAGTTCTTGCAATATTCTTGCTTCTGCTTCACGCTTGGCATTTGCCGCAATCTTGTTTGTGTCATCTCGAGAATATACTCTAGTTCCATCAAGGAATATTTTATTCTCTCTAATCTCAACACTGGGTGTTGTTATACCAGATTTTTCTGTTGTTACATTGTCAACAGGTTCTACGGAATCTGTTACCGATTGAGCATTGTCGGGCTCAACTGCCGTGTTTTGGACAGTGTCTGTCATTTTCTTCTCCTATTATCGCCGAAGTATGCGTACTTTGGGCTACTACTGCTCCCACCTAATTGCCTTTACAGGCTGTTTTTAGTGTATGAGCCTTCAACTAATTGTGTTAAACGCTCACGAATCATTTCTTTTAACTGGCTCTTGAAGTCTTCAGGTTCATCACCAGTTGCCATTGCACGCCTGAGATCATATTCTTCATGTGTGGTGAATGGCATGTAAATTGTGGTTCCATCTTCTGTTGTGTGCGAGTGGAATCCTGACCCGCCCAGTTCTACTGCACGAGCCTCTGCTTGTTCTGCTGTGGTATATTCTTCTGCTTCATAAACATCGTCAGCGCCAAGCACTCTCTGATAGTTCTCATAAGCAGTCAACATACTGTTTAATTCTTTAATTTCGTTTTCAAGACCTTTTTGTGTGTATAATCTATTATAACTCACACTGACATCTTCAGGCATTGTTTGCCCTTCCCATTCAAACCACAGTGGCCACAACACTGATGCTTCTAAGTTCTCCAGTGAAGTTGCTTTTTTGCGTATGAATGCTTCCAATTTTGAGTCATACTGTTCAATTTGTACACCTGAGCGTGATGCTTTGATCAAATCATCTGAGCGAATCATTGCAATCTGATTCATCTTCTCAATCTTTTGATCCACAATCTCTCTTATTTCTTTGAGACTGTCTAAAGGTGGTGCTTTGAACTCAAACACATAATTGGGTTGCCCGTTGAGACTGCTCTGCACTTGGATAGTGGAGCCCGGCTCAGCACTAACATTGAAGTCATTCATGCTCAGCGTGGTCTCGTCAATTACGCTGACTGGGTGTGCACCATAACTAAGACTTGAGTAGATCTCCCCAAAGTCTCCATAAATGCTTCTTTGTAGTTGTGCAATATCAAAGATTGGAGTGTGACCTATTCCGTTATAGATCTTGTTACTTTGATACACGGGACTTACAGACACGCGGCCCATTTCATTGGGCTGACTAATCATGTAATATCCTTGATCATCATCTTCGCCACCCTGGAAGAAACCTGCTCCTTCAGGTGGTTCAAATTCCACATCACCATCTTGTGGAATGAAGATTGTGGTTATTTCTGTTGGTGTCATAACCATGTAAATTTCTACTTCTGGTTCATCACTTAATCTAACACAGATTCGATTCAATGTGAGGTCACCATTAATATCATATCCATACTGCCAGTTGGTCACATCCAGTGGTGAATGCCAACGCCAACGAGCATATGGTGCCCCTGCTGTTTTGATACAACTTACCCACACCACGCCATACACTGTGCTGTATGTGTCTACTTGGCTCATGAATTCATTTGCACTGTTGCCTTCGCCATCTACATTTTGAAGGAATGCATTTATTTCTGGTGTGTCGGGTAATTCTCTAACTGGGGGACTTCTAAACAATATTGCATTGTATTCGCTAACATATAAGCGTGTGTAAGGTAATACAGGAACATTCTGTAACTTTTCCTGATAGAAATTGGAGGCGTATTGATTATCTAATTCGTTGTCTGTTTGGCTGTTGCTTTTATACACACGACTTTTGTATTTGGCAATTTGGTTGCCATCATCGTCAATGTCATATGTGTTGATTGTGTCACTGGGTGTGCTGTAATCAATTCCATATGCTTTGAGATATTGTGCGTCTCTGTATTCCACGCCGCCCCAAAATGAACGAACTGCAAGACGCCAAGTATCAAAGTAACGATTGTATAAATCATGCGAACTGGTCACAAATTCGAAATAATCAAACGGTTTCGCCATAAGAGTCTCTTTTTTTAGTATATACTTGCACTGGTGCAACTGTATTTATCAAAGATTCCAAAAAAGGTTGACTTTTTGGTAATCTATGTTTAAATATGTATGTTGGAGCATATTATTAAGGAGATTTCCTGTGTAACTAACCGCTCCAGCATATTGTTATCATACTTATATAATCAGTGTATGCGGCCTAATCTCCGCGCTCGCAAGACTTGCCCACTTGTATACACGCAACGGGCTATCTCATTTTGGCAAATGAACCTCAGCGACCGGCCCCCAGTCCTAAAACGGGGGTTTTTTTATTCTTCAAAGAACTCTGCAGGCAACTTATTACCCGCTAAATCTGTTTTCTCTTTCCAGGCTTGTATACGAGTCTTTGCTATGTTCACATAATCAGCATCTAACTCACAGCCTGTGAAGTCACAGCCTAACTCTACTGCCGCCATACCTGTTGAGCCTGAACCACAGAAAGGATCTAACACTTTACCGCCAGGTGGTGTGATTAACTTGATCAGATAACGCATAAGTGCTACTGGCTTCACTGTGGGGTGGTTGTTTCCTGCACTTGCGTATTGATTATCATCTGCTACTTTGGCCATTCTTTCACCATTAACATACGCACCTTTAACATTACCAAACGGTGCTGGTATATGATCCAGGTTGCCTTTTCTTTGTTTTTTCACTATAAGATCTTTATTTACATTATGCACTTGATAACCGCCGCCATCAGCACCTGGGTGTCTTGGACCTGGATCTTCAAACCCTATATGCCTTTCAGCACGGCTTACTTTAGGACAATAGAAATACTGTTGATAACCTTCTACTTCACCTAACACATTTGAGGGGAATCTGCCTGCATCATTATACATTTTTCTTTCTGTATCTTTTAATCCAGCGGCACCAAAGCCTCCTGTGGGGCCGTCGAATTCTGTTTTATTTGTTTTATGCACATATTTTGACCACTGTTTTCCATAATCATCTTCAACAGGTATGCGTGTTGCATCAATGTTCAATGCTCCAACACCGTGAGTTAACACATTGTCTATGGTGCTACCTTTAAATGGTTTGCGTGCCATCACAATTGGCTCATGTGCTGGTTTGAGTGCTGTTTTCCAACCTGCCCATTCATTATCAGGTGCTCGTGCTTGCTCTCTCATAAAGCAAGGTTCTTGTTCACACTTGTTATAGTTCTTAGGGAATGCCATATTGTTTTTGCCGCATTGATTACAAGCACCAATACCACCTGCTCTTTCATTGCCTGTGCTTTCTGCAAAAGTTCCTGTATATGCTTCACTGTCAAATCCGTTGCCTGTATTGCGTTTGCCTTCTCTGCGTTCTATGGCTTTGCCAATGTCCTGTGCTTTGGGGAATCCACTACTATACAACCACATCAGTTGATCACGGATTTCAAATCCCACACTTTCTATGTTGGTGGCCAAGTGATGATATGTTCTTGCGGCTGAGAATGCCAGTATGTATCCACCTGGCTTGAGCACTCTAAAACATTCTTGCCAAGTCTCTACTGCTCCTGTGTTTTTGTCCCATTCCTTGGCCAAGAACTCTATACCATATGGTGGATCTGTGACGATTGCGTCAAAGTGATTGTCTGGATATTCTCTGAGAATATCTATGTTGTTGCCATTGTGTATGTTCATATCTTCAAATCTCTGAATCTTATGTTAAATCTAATGTGTCTGTGTCTTTGGCTTTGACTTTTAATTGTGTGTCATAGCGTTGAGCAAAGTCTGCCAGCGTCATAGGTGGTGTGTATTTCTTGCCCTTGCGCTTGAGATTCTTTTGGTGTCGCTTTTGTGCTAATTTCTTGTGTGATAATGCCATTTTATTTTTCCTTTATTGTATACCAACTTGGATATCTACTCCATTGGTTGTGTTCATCAAATGTGTGTATGTGCACACTCAAACCGTGTTGTGCACAGAATTCATCTACTGCTGATTTTGTGAGTGGCCAATCGTCGCTGTAATCATCTCCAGCAAACACACCACCTGGCTTCAATTTGGGCCACCAGTCTCGCAGTGTTTGTCCACCTTCTTGACCTGTGTGTGCATAACCATCCACATACACAAAGTCAAAGTATTCGTCTTCAAATCTATCAACAACATCAGCAAATTTTGAGCGTATCACAGTGGCTTGTGGGAATGGTTCTATCTTTGCACACGCACTCAGATACTGATGTTCGCCATGTCCTCTGTCTCCGGCCCACATGTCAACAGCATACCATTCAGCAACTGCTTGATGCTGTAATACCTGTTGTGAGAACACGCCTTCTGCAACACCTAACTCTATGCCTACCACAGGTTTGCCGCACAACTTCACAATGTCACTACGCATGGTCATAAGAAGAATTTTCTCTGGTGGGCAAATCTTGATGCGGCACAGATGTGATTCATCACCACATGTGGATCATTTCTGCTGAGGTTCTTGATGCGTTTCCATATGCGTTCTAACTGCGGGTCTACACTCACAACTCGATCTAATCTGGTTTGCATGTTGTATATCATATCACCTGTGGGCACATCAGCACTGATCATGCCACCCCAGGTTTGCATCTTGATTTCTTGGCTTAATTTGTTGCTGTCCAATCTGCCATCCACAGCGTTTATCAACAGTGTGCTGTCTAAATTACAGCGATTGATGCACTGCACTATGTTCATTGCCACTGCACTTTGTACATGGTTGCCAATGTCCACAATGGTGTCACATATACTCAATAACCAACGAATATCCAACTCTTTTAACAGTATGCTTTCATACTTGCTTAGTCTTTCCCAAAACAACGCTCTGTGATGTGAGTCCTGTGTGTTTCTGCGTAAGTGTATGATGTTTGTGACTATGCTGTGACATATCTCTGGTTTGCCAATGAACTCTTGACGCACAGAACGAATGTTGTCGTCAATGTTGTGCAGTCTGTTGAGATTAGTGACTCGCTGTTTGGGATTGCCTTCAATGATGTTTAGTTGACTGTCACTCATATGTCGCATTCACCTTTGATCCATTGTCGAATCAGTTCTGGGTCTCTGACAGGCCATCCTGGTTGTTGAAGAAAGCCTTGGAGTTCTACTTCTTGTCTTTCTGTTTCTTGTGCTTGTATAACCTGTGCTCTAAACGGTGTTTGTGCCAGTATGTGTTCACTTTGTTCTATCACACTGAGACTGCGCCAAGCCTCTAAGCATTCTTGATATTGATCACGAGTGTAATAATCTCTAATCGCTCGTGCCATCGGTTTCATCCTTGTGGTTAACTGACTTTCTGTCTCCGCCGAATATTTTGTCCCAGTTGTCTCGATATGCTTGTTCATTGCCGCTTCTCCTTGCTGATCCTTTACCGCCATGTGATGCACCATAACGATGTGCTGGTTTTTCCAATCCTTGTTGTGTGTCTCTGGCTTGCTTTAACACAGGATTGTTGTTGATTATGGTTTCATTCTTCTTCCACTGTGCTGACCCTTCTGTGGGTATGTTGCTTTTAGAGTCTGACATTGTGATCCCTCTTTTTGAGTTCTGTGCCATGTCCTGCAAACAACAGCACACAACTGGCAAGCAACCACCACGGTGATATCAATGCCAACATCACACCCCACAACACGCTTAATCCTGTGAGAGTGAGTGTGTTTAACACAGTGCTTTGGTGCGAAGGTTCAAGATTAAATTTCATATTATGCTCCTATCGTTGCATCATTATGCCAGTGCTTCTTCTGGGCATACTGTTGCGTTTGTTTATGTTTTGTGTTACTGGATATAGATAACTCACCATATATCCCAGTGCGTCATTGAAGTGTGAGAAATCTTCAGCACCGTCTTTTTCTGGTTGTCTGGTATTGGGCTTGTACACATGCTTTCTCAAACCATTTATTATTTTACGACACTTTGGTGACACTGTCAACCTCACAGTGCCATCAGCACTCTGCAACAGTGCATTCACAGCCGCAATACGATCTTTCACTGCTGGATTAACGGAACCCACTTTGAGTTCGAATCCTGCGTTACTCAATATGATGTGATCTGTGATGCCACCTGCTGATGTTTTGTGTGCTTTGCCCGAACTGTCAGGAAACACCACAATGCGTCTACCTGGATAACGCTGTTGTATTTCTTCAGTCATCTCATAGGTGTTTGATCCATATATTTCTATTTCGTCATGTATGTGCACATGATCATTCAACACTTGCCCTATCACTGCACACATAGGTTGGACATTGAAGTCCATTCCCACCATCACAGGCATGCGTTGATCAGTAGAGAAAGGCACATCGTCTGTGATGTTGTGATCTCCAAACGCATAATAGATAGCGCCGGCCATGTCCACCCATTCTGCCAAGAACTCTTGACGAAATTCTCGCTCACCCATTTCTCTGCGAGCCGCTTGTATTTCTTCTTCAGGAACCAAGCCACCTTCTAATGTGGTGTAAGTCATGGTCATCCAATCATCTAATGTGCTGGCATTGTGATACACATCATACACCCATCCTCTGGCTTTGGGTGTGGTGATTATGAGGCAACTGCCTTGTTGATCTGCCAATGCTGGACGAATAATGGTGTTGAATAAACCTTCACTGACATCTGATGCTTCATCTATCACACAATGACTGAGACTCAGTCCTCTGAGTCTGTCTGGTGTGTCTGCTGAGCGTAGCATGATGGTTGAACCATTTACCAGTGTGATTTCCAAATTGCTTTCATTGATCTTTTTGGCCCAACGGCGATCAATCATCATTTCTTTGAGTGGTTTCCACATCACCTGTCTACACATGCCGTGTGTGGGTGCTACATACAAGCAGGTTTTGTTGGGTTGTCTTGCGTATTTGGCCAATGAAGCAATAGCACTGTATGTCTTACCCCCGCGCCTACCGGAGACACACACAATAAAGCGGGCTTGCGAATTGATGATCTGTTTCTGTTTTTCTGTTAACTTCATATCTTTGATCTATAATAGTTGAAGAGGATGACAGCAGTACATCACTACTGTTAGCATTTAGTGGGGATTAAATGGCTTCGCCGCCATCCTCTTCAATCCAGGGTAGCACTTGGCTGTCTTCTGCTCTCACAGCATCTTCTCGCTGTCCCAGCATGACTTTGCCTAAGAATATAAGCATCACTCTGTCGTGCTTGTTCAGTGCTAAATCCAGTTGCGCTTTGCGTAAGCGTTGTTTGGTGATAATCCTGTTTTTTTCTATAATATCACGAAAGTTGTCGACAAAAGTCTGTAGTGGCACTCCGAAGAAGTCTGCCATCTCTTTGTTTGTGCAGTGATATTGTGCAAGTTGTGCCACTTGCTCTTCTGGTATGACTGTTTTGTTACGCCCAATCACTCGGCCCGTGACGATTTTTTCACCATATTTGATGTTGGTCACAGTATAAGGGGTATTTTCTTCTGGGGGATTGTTCAGCGTATCAGTCATATGTTTATCCTGTATTCAGTGATTATCGCCACTGTGTGCGTATGCGTACTTATTTATCAGAATCTGCACTTTTTGCTTTGGAATGCAACTCAGTCCAGGATTTATTGATGTCACTCCATCTGTATGTGCGTTTTTCCCACGCATTTGGTTGCACAATGGTGTTGCCCCAATAAGTGGTTTTATCTAATTCTGTTTTACTGCTGTTCACAAAGTGTGTGAGTTGTTCAATATCCTCTTCAGTGAGTTCGTCTTTGGCAGCCACAATGCGTATTTGTTCAAAGTTGATACCCGAGTTGTCTTTTCTCATACCCAGCAATGTGAATGCTCGATGTTTTAATTTTGTTGTGTTCATTCACGATATTTATAGACAGCCATAAAAAAGCCCTCACATTCGAGGGCTTGAATCTCACACACATCGTCCCGGTAGGCACATCACACAGAGATTCACTGTTATTTATTTGAGAATTCTCGGTTATACCAATCACGCCAGTTGGTATACATCAAGTATTTGGCGCCGTGTTTGAGTGTGAGTTCTGCACGAACCACTGGATCTAAATGATGCCAAGCCAGCAATGTGGTGAGTGCATTTCGTTTCATCAACTGTTGCATTGTTTGCTGTTGTTCTGGTGTGTATCCATCACCTATGTGTCTAATTCTGTGTATCTTCTGCATTTTG